TCGCGCACACCGAGCCCGACTCCGATGGCGCCGCCTATGCGCGAGAGGACAGCGCCGACCTGCCCCGCTTGGTCGCGCAGTTGCGAGAGGCTGCCATTGATCGACTGAAAAGCCCGTCTTGTCTCATCGACTGCGGTGATGAGAATCTGGGCGCGGTTGGTCGCCATCTTTCAAACCCTGGTCATTGCCTTGCGAATGGCCGCCGTCAAGCGGGGAAGCTCGACCCGCACCGAACGGTTGAGGTCGAAACGTTTTTTTAAAGTCACACGCCGCACCAGTACGGCAATCGGAATTTCCTGGCCGCGTTTCAGACGCTTTGCGCCGCTGCGCTCGCGCTCGGCTCTGCGAAAACGCGTGAGTGCCCGGGCGTTCTCAGCAAGGTTCTCGGCCATCAGGACCTGCTGGCCGTTCTTCTCCACAAACCAGGCATTGCCAGAGCGCATCAGCGCATCGATCACCCGGGCAAAGGCCTTGCGACCGATGCGCTGGTATTGAGGCAGCAGCGGGATCAACATGCGCCCCCGGATCACTGCGCCTTGCTCATGGACACCCAGCCACGGCACTTTCGAGCCGATGTAGAGGGCCGGGAGCACATTGGCTTTACGGTCGTAGACCTTGGCGTGCATGGAGCGCAGGAACTTGGGACTGGCCGATCGGAACCTTGCGCGCATGTCGCTTCTCACCTGCTCGACCATGCCCTTGCCGCTGTCCCGCATCGCGCGCCCGACTGCCGCACGGATCGCCTGCTGAGTGTCGGCCTGCCAGGCCTTGAAACGGCGCCGGTCCAGCAGACCTTCCGCGACCAGGTTAATTTTCATCGCGGACTGCCTGACATGGCTTGATGGAGTTCAGCCTGTAGCTGCCGGATACCCTCACGACTGCCCTGGGCGGCCGTGGTCATGACCGCCAGCTGGGTGGCCAGGCGTTCATGCTCGAGGCGGCTGTCGGCCGCCAGGAAAGCGTTGACCTGGCTGAGGGTGTAGCGCAGGATGTCCGGGTAGCGGTGGCCGCTTCGAATCAGGCGAGCGGCGGCGTCGATCCAACTGGCAGACCTTTGCTTTGGCCGCTCAGGCTCTGCGCCAGATCGCCCACCTTTGGCGCGACCCGGCGCACGAAAAAATCGGCATTCACCTCGAACACCGTGGCCGCCAAGGTGATCGCATCGTCCAGGGCCAAGGCATGAACCCACTCGCGCGGCTGGCGACTGGCAATCGCGAGCGCTGCAAGCAAGGCCTCGCCATGATCACAGAGCAAGGTGAGCCAGTCCGGCTCGCCACTGACCTGTTCGGCAAACGGCCGTACGGCCGTGAGCATGGCCGGCAATTCACCCACCACTAGCGGACTGATGGTCATGCGCCGCCCAGCCAGTTCCAGGGCTCGGCCTTGCGGCACAAGCACATTGAGATCTGAAATAGGATCAGAAACGGTATCGAATGAGGGATCTGAAGGGTTCATGACGAGTCCTTAGAGCAGCACGATGCGGCCGAACTGGCCCAAATCGCCAGAAGCGGGTTTGAGCGTGTCGGCCAACACCTGCCCGGAGAGCTCGAACTTGAGCAACTCCTCGGTGATGATCGACAACTCCTTGGCCGGATTGATCGCTACGCGGTACAGATCGATCACCACCTCACGGTTGCTGTCTGCGGTGTTCAAACCCTCAAAACGCACCCATCGCTCGGGCAGTGGCTGGGTAAAGAGCGCCGTCGATTGGGCCGCGCCGTAGGTGTAGTCAACCTTGAAGGGTTCCACATAGGGGCCGCCCGAACTCTTGTCCGTGATCGACAAGGAGCCGTGTTTGGCGTTGAGGTGGTACTGCGCAGCCGGCAGCGTCTTGGGGGTCGCCGACGAATCCTTGACCACAACAGAGGATACGTTCTGCTTGGCCAGCAGGTACAAGCTGCCCGTCGTGACGAGGTTGGGCAGCGCCTCGGCCGTCACCGTCCCACTGACTTGGTCGGTGGTCGTGCCGTACAAGGCCAAGCCCAGGTTCACGGCAATCAGTTCTTCCAGCGTGCAGGCAAATTCGCCCTTCTTGGTCTTGATCAACTGCAAGTCCGTCAGGCGCTGGCCGCTGGTCGATTCCTGGTGCTCCAGGGTTTCGACCGAAAGCGAGACTTTGAGCTCGGGGACGTTGCCCACGTAATTGAGCCCCTGGGGGTTACCTGCAGTATCGCGGGCGCCGATGTAGACGCGCCCCTGTCCAGAAAAGTAAGGCATGGTCAGTCTCCTTTGCGTGTGGTGGATTGAGGTTTGATGGGCGGCTCGTCAAGCACTGCGGTGGCTTTGGCGACGCCGGCTTCAATCAGCCACAGGGCCGTGGCTTCGTCGAGGTCCAGTTGGTGACCCGGCGCAAAGTTGGCGCCGGCGTGGGTGTGGGGTTTGAGCAGTTCGATGTTCATGTTGGTTATCCCGTTCGGGTTAGATCAAGGATGTGGGTGCGGTAGCGGATCTCGTAGCGGGCCGGCAGCGCCAAGGCTCCAGCGTCTGCCTCTTCCTGATCCCATTCGCAATCGATTTCGCGAAGAGCCAATGCCAGACCATCCAGATTGGTGTCGCTCATGAGCCCAGCGTGGGCGGCTACCATGGCCAGATCGGCCTGGCCTATGGCACCCTCGCCACGCGCCACGGCAACGACACGGATGACCAGAAGACGGTCGACAAGGTTATTGGCATGCGCTGTGATGCTGTCGCTTTCGGCGAACACGAGCAGCGCAGGACTGTTCTCGCGCGTTACCGGCACGCTCGGGGCCCGAATAACCGGGATCGGCGCTACAGCCGATTCAAGCCGGGCAACCGCTTTGCGCAAGATGCGCTCACGGATGGAGTTAAGTTCAAGTGAGGAGCTCATTGCCGAGAACGCTCAGATGCGAGAGAGCAAAGCGCTGCGCTCACTGCCATCACCGATGCTGCGGATATCGCGGACGCGGTAAGTGTTGTCAGCAATCGAGACGGAGTCACCGATGGCCAAAGCAGGCAGCGCAGAGGCAGGAAACCGCATGGTGTAGTCAGCGGACAAGGCCAGTCCATCCAGAACGGTCTCGTCCGGCGCACGAAACTCGACGGCCACGGTGTGACCGCCGATCTGCGCATTCACCAGCAGACCAGCTCTGGCAGCGGCTTCGTAGAAACGCTCTACGCGCATGGTCACTCCACCGTCAGGCCGTCAGCTTCACGAGCACACCAGGGCGGTGGCACATGGGCAGCGGATTGCTCTGGGTGTGCAAGTCAGTGCCCCGATCGAACTGGCGCGGCGCCTGCTTGGCGTACAGAGACTGGCCCAGGGTGTTGACCGTTTCGTTGAAGTCGGCCGGCGCAAAGTAGGTGCCAAAGGTGTCGACGGTGCCCAGCGGGAAGGCATGGGCCTCACCTGCCGCAATGAATCGGCGGGTGCCAAGCTCCCCATTGGCCTGCAGATAGGCAGCCTGGCCCCGGTATTCCTCGAAGGTGACACCCGTGTAGGTGAAGCCCGAGCGCACATCGTTGATGAGCACGGCGCCTTGCTGCCAGTTGGTGTAGGCGGTCTTAACCTCCTTGTGGGTGGTCAGCGCTCGGAAGAATTCTGGCGAGCACAGAACATGCACGCCGGTCATGAATTCACCCTGCAAGGCGTCCTCGATCTTGGTCAGCAGGTCGTAGCAGTGGCCCTTGATCTCGCTGTTGGCATTGGCCAGATCGAAGTTGACCGACTGTGGTGTGATTTGGAATTCACTGAACAGGTTGCTGATCACGCTGCCATCAGCATCCAGGATCTCGCCTTTCAAGGCGCCCATGCGCAGGTGCTCGAGCGTGATCGCATGCTTGTTGCGCATGGTCTCCAGGTGCCGGGCTAGCACACCAGAGATCGCTTCCATCTCGGTCTCCGAGCCAAAGGCACGGATGCCCTGGACTTCTTCGGGCAGCACCACGTCGTCGTGCGGGATGTGGGGGATGACGAAAGAGCGCAGCTTGCGCTTGCCACGCTCACCCACGGTGCCGGGCGAGCCAGGGGGCTTGGTGGGCAGCAGGTTTAGGCGGCCGGCGTACTCCTCCACGATGATCTGGCGGGTGCGCACAGGCTTGGGCGGAAACAGGTTCAAGGCCTCCAGGCGGCCGTAGCGGTTGGGGATGAGGTTGATGGCGGCGGTGAGGCTGGCCATCGAGAAACCGGGGTTGAGAAAGGGGTTGTTCATTGGGGGCTCCAGAAATGACGAAACCCGCGCAAGCCAAGTGGCCAGGCGGGTTCAAGGGGATGAAGGAAGATCTGTTTGTGGCCGAGGTCAGTCAGAGATCAGGCGCAGATCAAGCGGACTCGCGCACCAGGACACCACGCTCAGCCAGTTGCTGCTCGTAAGCCGCGCGCTGGGCACTGGTGAGCGCAATCGGCCAGACCAGTGCAGTTTTGGCGACGATGGCGTGGCGGGCAATGAGGATGGCGTCGCTGCGATCGGCATTGGTGGCATCGACCGCATTGGCCAGCACGCCAATGGCATCCTCAGTGCCATCGGTGGCGGCCGGGTCAATGACGTAGTGCTTGCCATCGCTGGCATTTAGGCCGAGTACCGTGCCCAAAGGCAGGTTTTGGCCAGCGGCAATGGTGGCGACGTCACGCGAATAGCGGTTGGGGGCTTCGTATTTCAAAAGGTCGCCGAGGTTGTTTTGTTCAGTGATGGCGGGCATGGTTTACTCCTTGGCAGTGAGTTTTTTGACGGCGGCCACAATGGGCGAGGCCTCTGGACGATCGAGGTTTTGCGCTCCGGCATCCACGGTGATGGTCGAGCGAATCTCATCGGCTTCAGAACGTGCGGCACGCGCATCAATGAGCATGCGTCGGACGTCGGCTTCGGCCTTGCCAGCGGCTATGAACTCGGCGGCTCGGTCGGGGCAACCTGCCAGCAGGCAAACCTCGGCAATGGCCTGGGCAGACTGGGTCACCTCACGGCGCGCCTCGGTCACAAGCCTCTTTGCTTCGTCAAGGTCGATGGTCTCAGCCACCGGGTTTTGGGCAAGTTCCTGGTCATCAGGCATAGAAAGCTCCTTATGGGGAAGTGCCGCCTCAGCACGGATCACGCCCCGCACCTGAGACGGCGAGTGGGTAAGGGCGTTTTTTGGGGGGTTGATAAATTGCTGAAACTCAGCAAGCGCAGCCTCCAAGGTCTGGATGCCATCGGCAAGGCCCTGGGCAACGGCGTTGCTGCCGAAATAGAGTCCTGCCTCGGTCGCTCGCACGGCCTCAATGTCCAGGCCGCGCATGGTGGCCACGTGTTCGGTGAAGATGGAGTACAGCCGATCGACCTCGCCTTGCAGTTCGGTCTTAGCTGTGTCCGACAGTGGCTCGTGTGGCGAGTAATCGTTCTTGTGGGCACCTGCCGTGATGGCCGTGAACCGATAGCCGTCCTTGGCATCCTTGACCGATTGGTCGACGTGCAGGGCAATCACACCAATCGAGCCGACGCCACCCGTTTGCGTCACGAAAAGGCGCTGAGCACTGGCGGCAATCGCATAGGCCGCCGAATACGCAGCATCGTTGGCCACTGCCCAGACGGGTTTCATGGCAGCCACCTCGCGCACGCGACGGGCCAACTCAAAGCTGCCCGAGGCTTCGCCACCCGGAGAATCAATGTCGAGCAAGATGCCGCTGACCTGGGGGTCGACCAAGGCGGAGTCCAGCATCGCGGCGATCTCGCCGTAGGAAGTCAGGCCCGAGGCCGCCTCGATGCCCAGTGAGCGTTTGACCAGGGAGCCGTGGATCGGGATCACGGCAATGCCCTCGGGGGCGGTGGCTACAGGTGGCCGCTGGTACACCGCCATGTCCATGGTGGGCATACCAGCAACATCGGTCATGCCGATGCGCTGGCCGACCACGGACAGGATCACGTCCAACTTGGGGCGGTGAATGAGAAGTGGCGTCCCGAACAGGCGGGAGGCAAGGTAAGTCATGGTTGTGGGTCCTGGTTGTTGGGTGACGAAGCGCCAGACTCAGGGGTCTGCTGTTCTTCGGTCTGCGCGTCGTTCTGTGAGTCGTTCAGTGCGTCGTTCTGTACGTCACTCGGTTGTGCCGACACAGCATTCGCTGCCTGTTCATGCCGGGCATCGGAGTCAAAGACCAAGCCCAGTGCATCGGCCCGAGCGTTATCTGCCGCAATCTCACGGTCCACGTCTTCTGCGTCGTAGCCATTGCCCGAGATGACCTCGGATCGGCTCATGAGACCCGCCCGGATGGCCAGCTTCATGGCGTTGAACTCCTTTTGCGGATCGACCCAGCTCCAGCCTTGCGGAATCCACTTGGCGGCCTGGTAGGTGCGGCGGTCTTTGCGGTAGCCGGGCAGATCCAGCAAGCCTTCGAGTACCGCCTGATCCATCCAGGCGCGCCAGATGGGTCGGCACAGTTGATGCACGATCACGCCGTGCTGCATGGCTTCGCAGCGGCGGCGAAACTCCAGCAGACCCGCCCGGATAGAGGAGTAGTTCACTTGCGTGAGATCACCCGTGAGCATCTCGTAAGTGATGCCCATGGCAGCGGCCACCGCGCGGAACTGCTGGCGCATGAATTCCGCATACGAGGAGCCAACATCGGCCGGCGCTGAGAACTTGATGTCCTCGCCCGGCTCCAGGATCTGCAGCGTGCCGGGCTCCATCCCCGCGAGCGCCACACCGTTGGCGTCAGCTGCTGACTCGCCCATCAAGTTGTCTTCGGGCGCCACTCGGGTGATAAAGCCGGCAAACATGGCCGCCGTCTTTTTGCGGACCAGCTCTGCGTCGTCGTACTGGTCCAGCTCGTTAAGCTTGACAAGTGCCCGCGTGAGCCACGGCTCACCCCGAATCTGACCGGGGCGCAAGGGACGAAACATGTGGATGACTTCACTTGCATCCACCCGCACCGTGTCCATGCCGCCACCGGCGCTGCTGGACATGGGTGCCAGCAGCCCATCGTTGGGATGTGATCTGTACAGGTGGTAAGCCACCCGGCGACCAAGACGGTCGAACTCGATACCAGCGCGAATGACGTTTCCACCGGGCAGATCCCGATTCATGGTGGTCGGCAGGTGCTCGGCTTCGAGCACCTGGATCTGCAGCGACACCGGCAGACCATCTTCAGTGCGGCGGTAGCGCAGCCGGATCAGGGCCTCGCCGCCTTCGAGCATGGCGCGGGTGGCAAGTGCCTGCAGGCCGTAGAAGTCCGTGAGGCCCGCTGCATCGGCCTGCGAGCACCAATCCCACCACAGGCTGTGAATCGCTTCTCGCGTGGCCTGGTCCTGCACCATGCTCTGGGGTTTGATACCCGTGCCGATGGCGTTGGACACAAAGGCTTCGATACCAGCTGCCGCCCAGGCATTGCGCCGCACCAAATCGCGGCTCTTGGCGCGCAGTTCGTCTTGCGCCAAAGCGAGTGCTGCAACCGCACCCGGGTTACCTGGCATCCAAGCCAAGGCACGGCGTCCACCACCGGTACCGTCATAAACGGGCGTGCCACCGAACATGCGGCGACGCAGGTTTTTGAGCCAAGCCATCAGAGCGCCTTGATCGTGCTGACGCGGATCTGGCGCGTCTTGGTGCTGCCGGACTCTCGGGCAATGCTCGACTCCACCTCGGCAATCGCTGTCTTGAGATCGGACACACTGCGGTACTCGATGCTCTTGCCCTCAAAGGTGACACGGTGCTCACCGCTGGCGAGCGCTGCTCGCAAAGCTTGCAAGTTTTCAGGGGTGTAAGTGCTCATGATGCGTTCCTCATGTCATCCACTTGCTGCGCACCACCCGACGCGCGGGCGCAGGGGTGTTAGCAGAAGTGCTGAGGCCACCGTCAAACTTCTGTTCTCGGGTGGCCTCGGGGGTGTTGATGGAAGTGTTTTCGGTTGGGGGTCCGTTACCGAGTTGTTTTTCTAATTCGAGCCAGTGCCGGTCTTCAAACCGGTCCAGGCCAGCAGCGGCAGCAGCCGCCCTGGCGTAGACGTAGCAGTCCAGCGCCTCGTTGCGCTCACGCATCTTTTGCCACTCGCGGCGGGCGAAACCATTGCGGTCGCGACGGGTGATCAACTGCTCGGCACAAAGCTGCTGCAGGAACTCGGCGTCGACTTTGGGCAGGTGCACGAAACCGGCCGGGTAGATCGGCGTGACGCCGTCTTCAGCCACCTCGGAACTCTTGCGCAGGTTGTTGTAGAACTCCAGCTTGGCAATGCCGCCAGCGACCGGAAACACCTTGATGCCTCGGCGCAGCTTCTTGCCGCTGGCGGTGGCATCCACCGCTGTGGGGGTGCCAATCAGCGCCGCACCACCAGCAATGCCCTTGATCGGCATGAGCCGTGCATCGCGCACACCGCGCACGAAGGCATAGGCCTCCTGGGTGGCGTAGCCGGTGTCCAAGGCCAGGCGCGCCAGGCTCAACTGGCAGCCACTGCTGTGGGTCCAGGTCTCGCCCATGAGCCTGGCCAAGTCTGACCAGACCTCAGTGCGGGCGGTGTCGCCCATCAGGATCCGGTGCTCCACCAGCCACGCAGCCTTACCGCGCCCGAAGGCCCAGACCGAAACCTCGATGCGGTCCTTCTGCACGTCGGCACCAGCAGTGAGCAACAGGCCGCCTGCAGGCACGGTACCGATGCGATAGTCCTCCCTGCGTTCCAGCAGTCGCTGCCAATCCGGGGCCTCACCCTCTTCGACCCAGGTCTCACCCAGTTCGGTGTTCTTGAAGGTCTTGATGGCCGAGGCCGAGCGGGAATCGGACATGGCTGCCGACTCCCAGGCCCGGGCGATCTCGATCCAGCTGCGCCACCCCACCGGGCTGTACAGACTCGACAGATGAAACCCAGCGGTGCGCCCGGCTTGTTCTGGCGCACACGCCTGCCACTGGCCGTTCTCCAGCATCCAGGTCTTGTGATGCTCGGCAATCGGCTGGCTGCAAGATTCGCAGATGTAGGCCGCCGTTTCCGGTTGTCCCCGTTCCCAGCGCAGTTGTTCAAACCGCAGCCACTGACGGTGATCGCAGTGTGGGCACGGCACAAAGTAGCGGCGCTGGTCCGATGCCTCGAACTCCCGCTCCACCGCACTGGCACCGGCAATCGTGGGCGTCGAGACGATCAGGATCTTGCGCCGGGCAAAGGTGCGGGTGCGCGCCTCGGCCAGCGAGATCGCATCGCCTTCCCCCTCCACATCCAGCGGGTAGCCATCCACCTCATCCAGGAACAGGTAACGTACCGGCATCGAGCGCAGGCCCACCGCGCTGTTGGCACCGGTCATCACCAGCACGCCGCCATGGAACTCCTTGGCGAGAATCGTGTTGCCCGAATCGCGACTGCGCGCCGGGGCGATGCGCTCTTGGATGGCGGGGCTCTCCTCAATCAGCGCATCGATCCGCTGCTTGGAAGCCCGCTTGGCCATTTCGACTGTGGGCCACACCGCCATCATTGGGCCCGGAGCGTGGTGGATCACATAGCCCACCCAGTTCAGACCCAGTTCGGTGCCACCGACCTGGGCGCCTTTCATGAACACCACGCGTTCGATGGGAGACATGGGTGACAAGCAATCCATGATCTCGCGCAGATAGGGCGTGCGGCTGGTGCGCCAGCGCCCCGGTTCGGAGGCAGCTTTGCTGGATAGCACCCGGTGCTTGTCGGCCCATTCGGAGACAGTCAGCAGGGGATCGGGCGTCAGACCCTCGCGCCAGGCACGCTCAATGGCGTCCCAGCCTTCGTAAAAGACCTCGTCCATGGGGTTAATCCACCTTGGGCTGCAAATCACCCAGGTCTTGCAGCTGCTGGCGCACGGCGGCGTCCAGTGCCACATGCAAGACGTGCGGATCAACCCCAAGACCTGCAGCCATCTGCGACGAGATGCGTGCCGGCCAGTTGAGCCAGGCGTCGCGCTCAGCACGGGCGAGCTTGAACACGTGGGCCACAGCCTGTGACCGATCGACCAGTTCGCCCTTGAGACGCGCCAGGCGGACCTTGTTGGTTTGCGCCTTGACCACTTCGTTGACGGTGCGGGCCTGAAGCAGCGAAGTGCCACCAGAAGACAGCGCCGGGGTAGGCGGCTCTGGCGTTTCACGTTGCGTCCGTGCGGTAGCTTGCGGCGTTTCGAGGGCTACTGCGGACACCTGCGGGGCAGGTTTTTCGGTGACCGAGTCAGCTACCGACCGCCGGGTCGGCGTGGTGTTGGCTGCCCACTGGGCATCGGCCATCACCGGATCAATGGTGCCATCGGGCAAGGGCGTGATCCGCCCGGTGTCGATGGCCTTTTTGACAGCCACATGCGACACCCCTCGGTAGCGCGCGTAAGCGCGAATGGACAGTCCCATGTGTTCTTCAACTCAGTGCAAGTGGGTGGCCTCCTGGATGCGATTGGTCATGCAAAGGCGAGTGAATCACCCGGGATAAGAAAGAGCTTGGCTTTGGGTGCGAACAGCGCGTCAATCACATCGCCCTCAACACAACCGTCACAAGAAAGGCCAAAACGATGAACAAGCAAAGTACCCAGCACATCCAAGACCTGCTTGAAAAGATCGCACTCGATCACCTTTTCATCCAGACCCTGGAAACAAAAATGAGCGACCGCCTCGACTTTCATGAGGTGAGCGTCTGGGGTGTCAAAAGCGCCCTAGAGGCTGCCTTTGAAGCGGGCCGCTTGGCCGCCACGCAATCGCCAACGCAGTCCAACCCAAAATGAAAGGTTCAACATGACCACCCAACTCACACCTGCACAACTCACACCCGCCCAGCAAGCCATCCTGGATCACGCCCATCTGCACTCCGAAGGGAAGATCGAATGGTTCCCTGACAACATCAGGGGCGGCGCGCGCCAAAAAGTGATCGACGGTTTGTTCAAGCGCGCCCTGATCACCTATGACGGCAAGGCCTGGTTCCTGGCCGCCGAAGGCTATGACGCGCTAGGCGTACCTCGCAAGGCACCCCTGAACGTCCAAGATCTGGATACGGTCATCGAAACCGCACAGCAGTCCAAACCACGGACCCGAGACAACAGCAAACAAGCGCAAGTGATCGCTATGCTGAAACGCCCCGAGGGCGCCACCATCGCGCAGATTTGTGAGGCCACCGGATGGATGCCGCACACCGTGCGCGGCACCTTTGCCGGTGCCTTCAAAAAGAAATTGGGGCTGCAAATCACCTCGACGAAAGAGTCGGGAGCAGACCGGAATTACCGCGCCGCTTAAGCAGGAGCCACGCCATGAAAACAATGACCATCAGTATCGAAAGAAAGCCCTTGACCGTTGAGATCAACGGGCAAGTGATTGAAGTTGAAGAACTCAGCGTTCGCCTGCCCTTTGCGCGCAAACCGGCAGACCTCAAAGACATGGGCGCCAGCGAGGACTGCGCGGTGTACGTCACTGAGACACGGTGCATGACAACCGAGGAGTTCGATGGCTTTGCGGCCAACCTGCAGGTCTCGCGAGACTGGCTATCTGGCAAAGGCGGTTACGTTGGCCAGGGCCGTCTGTGTGTTGAAGTGCATGCACCTGGTCGACCGTTCCTGTATGTGGATCCCAGTGGCAGCGACTACGGAAGTTATGTTGCGGCCATATTTATGTGATCCAAGATTGGTTTCTCACTAGAAAGGGCATCTCCAACCCGTGTCTTGACACAACATAATTTCAGCG